ATATAGAACCTTTCAAGTGCATAAAAAGAGAGTTAAATGGATACTATGATGGCATAATTGCATATACAGTATCATTCAGGACACGTCATTATCTTGACGTGCCAACATAAAAAAGGAGGCTAATATGGCAAGAAAGGCAGAAGAAAAAAAGGCTATAGAGGTAATGGAAGACAAATTCAACACTGGTGAGACAAAATACTTTGACCAGTATGGGAATCCCATTGAACCACCCCAGAAAAAAGAAAATAACGAAAATAAGGAGGTAGAAGATGCCACTAATTGAAGCAAGAACACAGATAGCAGCAAAAAAAGAAACCGCCGAAGGGACAGCCGAAACACTATCTGCATCTGACGCCTTTCTCGCTGCAAATGTAAAATTTACTCCGAATTTTGCTATGGGTGAGAGAAAAAACGTATCGAGCTCGCTATCGCCCTGGGCAAGCATTCCAGGTGTTCGTTCCGCAAAGTTGGAATTTGATGTAGAGCTGAAAGGCTCTGGGACAGCAGGGACAGCACCAGCGCTTGGGAATTTGCTTAAGGCATGTGGATTGGGCGAAACCGTAGACTCAGGAAAATCAGTCACCTATGCTCCTGCCTCATCAAGTATCAGTTCTCTAACCCTCGCTGCATACCAGGATGGGATAATAAAGAAAATCTGGGGAGCTCGGGGCAATGTGAGTTTAAAGCTTGAAAACGGTGCTCCAGGATGGCTTCATTTTGAGTTCACAGGTGCTGATTTCTCCGTAACAGATGGCACAATGCTCTCGGGTGTGACATACGAATCGACAAAGCCACCGGCATTCCTCTCAGCGACATTTTCAATAGACAGCTATTCTGCACTGATTGGAGTCCTTGAAATCAATATGAATAATGAAGTGAATTTGAGAAAAGATGCGAATTCAGATAGCGGATATAAAAGTGCAGTAATTACAGGGAGACGGCCCACTATGACCATAGACCCAGAGCAGGTTGCGACTACTTCATATAATTTTTATTCCAAACTTCGCTCAGGCAGTGAAGGGAACTTGACACTGACACTTGGCAGTGCTGGCAACATCTGCACCATCACAGCACCTAAAGTGCAGTATACAGGCATATCCGATGACGTCCGTGATGGTATCCGTGTCTTAGGTATCACCTGCCAGCTCAACCGTTCCAGTGGCGATGACGAAATCTCCATAAAATTCACGTAGAGGTGCTAATGAGACAATACAAGATAGGAGACAAAATATATATCCAAAGACCCCTTGTCATCGGGCAGGTTAAGCAACTCCTCACAGTGCTTGAGGGTTTGACAATACCATCAGATATAGATATGATGGGATTGGTCGCCACTCTCGGTGACCGCCTGCCCGATGCACTTGCTGTAATCCTTACTCCCGATGGCATGTCACCAAAAGATAAAGACCTCAAAAAACTTTCAGAAGAGCTTGCCTTCTCCCTCGAGATTGAGCAGGCGATGGAGGTTGTTGAGGATTTTTTCGTATTGAACCCGATTTCCTCTCTCTTCGGGAGACTGAATCAGGCCATAGAAAAGATACAGGCTCAATTTCTGATGTCATCGACGACATTGTCTGCCTCCTCGCAGGAGGAGACATCACAAAAAGAGATGCAATCGAGTGGAGATATACCTTCCAAGAGTGTGAGCGATATATCAAATACAGGACAAGGGAAGTGATTTTCCGTGAGGCGGTGCTGGCGTTTCTGGGCATAAAGGAAAGACAGGAGAAAAAGGAGAAGAAATGCAGGCATCCAGTGGTATGCTCCATGTGCAGAAAAAATTGCAGTGAGAGGATTGTATAATGGCAGATAATAAAGTTCAGCTTGTCATAGAAGCAATAAATAAGGCAGATACAGCATTTCAAAGATTAAAAAGCCAATTCAGGGATGCTGCAAGGGATGTGGACAACTTCAAACTCAAACTTGGAGATATAAAAGGTCACCTTAATACTCTTGTAGCCGGTTTTTCATTATATAAGATGGTGTCTACTCTCAGGTCATCCATTGATGAGGCAGAGAAAATGCAAAATGCCTTTCGTGGTCTTGCTGCTGTTGCCAGATTTGCAGGAGAGGAAATTGGGGCATCAATCAATGCAGCTTCAAAACTTGCAGAAGATGGCTTAATAGATGTAAGAGAGGCGGCGCAGGCACTTCAAAATCTTTTAAGCAGAGGCTTTTCTCTCAAAGAGTCCATACAGATTATCGAAAGATTAAAGGATGCGGCAGCATTCAACAGACAGGCTCATCTTACAATGGGTGAAGCAGTAGCATCTGCAACAGAAGGTTTAAAAAATGAAAATTCAATCCTCGTAGACAATGCAGGGGTGACAAAAAATGTATCTATTATGTGGAAAGAATATGCAGCATCCATAGGTAAAGGTGTTGGTGAGCTTACACAGGCAGAAAAGAGGCAGGCTGAATTAACAGGTATTATGAGGGAGACAGAAGGGCAGATAGGTAATGCAAAGCTCGCCACAGAAGGGCTTACTGGAGCAAAGGCAAAATTAAACGTGGAGGTAATAAAATTAAAAACTTCTATTGGTGAGACTCTCGTCCCTGCTTTTTTAACACTTACAGAGGTAATTAATTTTTGTTTTGATAATGTTAAAAAATTTTTTGGTGGTATTGAAATTTTATCTGTAAGGTTAGCGAAGTTTATGCAGAATGCAGGCCTTTATGCCAGAGGCATATGGCCATCCTTAAAAGGTGATAAGGAAGCACTAAAAGCATTAAGAGCGGAAGCAGAGCAAAATGACAAAGCATTTGATGAATATATCGAGAGTATTGTCAAAAAGTGGGAAAAGAAAGAATTTACACCACCTAATATAGGAAAAGATACAGGTAGAAGAAGAAAAGATATTGTTCTGCCTGAAGATATAAAGAAAACTGAAGAAGAGTGGAAAAAAACACTCCGAGACTTGCAAACCGATGTTGCAAAATTAAATCTTGGTTTTGATGAATTCGATAAAAGAGTAGAAGATATAAAAAATAAGGCAGTAGATCTTAAAGAAAAATTTCAAAAGATGCCCGGCGCCCTGAAAGAGATAAATGAGTGGCAAAAAAAGATGACAGCACAAATAGAATGGGAAAGACAATGGAAAGAATACGAAGATGGCCTTAAAAAGCGTGAAGATGCTGAAAAAAGATATGCAACACTTATGGATGAGTTACAAACATCCACTGCCAATGAAATGGAAAACCGCATACAAAAAAGTGTTCAGGCAGAAACAAAACTCACTAAAGAATTAGGTGAGGTCTGGTTTGAGGGTGTAATTTCATATGAGGAATATCAAAGACGTTTAAAAGAAATAGAGGAAAAAGGCAATCGAGAACGGGCAAAGATAAGAGAAGAATTTGAATTACAGGCGCTTGAAGCAGAATCAAGAAAACGACTTGCACTCCTTGACCTTGCTGAAAGAGAAATGACCATGTCAAAGGAGTCAATAGCCCGTGGTAGATTATTAGAATATGAAAAACTTCTCACATACTATGAAAAAATAAGACAGAATGCCATTGAGGCTGGCGACATCACAGCCCGCATCCAGGCAGAGGATAAAATAGCAGAGATAAATACAAAGCTCAATGAGCTCAATATGACCATGAAAGAACTCACAGGAAGTTTCACCGAAGGCTGGGCAAGAGGGCTTACTGAATATCTATATAATCTAAAAACAACATTCCAACTTGCAAGAGACATGGCTGTTGATACCGCCCAGGCCATGCAGCAGGCTTTCAGCGACTTTTTCTTTGATGTCTTTGAGGGAAAATTAAAAAGCCTTTCTGATTATCTGAATAGCTTTACAAAAAGTGTAATGCGGTCTTTTTCAAATATCTTGGCTCAACAAATGATGACTGGGATTCAAGGTTTTTTTATGGGCAGCCCTACTAAAGTAGGGGCATTAGAGAAGGTTATTGGTTCAAATTTTATATTATCCCCAGGACATCATCTCGGTGGCATGGCATATGAGCCGACGTTTTACCGAATAATCCCCAGATTTCATGGAGGGATTGGCCCTGATGAGGTACTCTCAATAATCAGAAAAGACGAGGCAGTATTCACGCCAGGACAGATGAAAGCCCTGGGCAGTGCAATCAAGTCCCCCAACATCAAGATAGAGATCCACAATAATAGCGGAACCCCCATTACAGCAAGACAGCAGGATGTAAAAGTCAATCCATCAGAGATAATAGTCCCTATTGTTGTTGATGCAATCCAGAGGAATGTAAGGGGCTTGCGAGATATGCTTGGAGGTAAATAGTTGGATTCATTCAACAGTAAATATACAAACAATCCTGGCTTCCCTATCAAAGAAGAGTATTATAAGCCAACCATACGGTCTGAATCTGAGGGCAACTACATCCATGTGCGAGCAAGATCATCGAGGGGACGCCATAAGTGGGAATTAAAATGGGATTATATAGACGATTCAGATTATCAATCTATAAAAGATTTTTTCGATGAAAATCAAGGTATTGCCTTCTACTGGACTAATCCTGTAGACAACCAGACATATACCGTTGTTTTTGCAGACAACAATTTAAATGCAGAGGCTGTTTCTCCTGGATATTGGAATCTATCTATCAAACTTGAGGAGGTATAATGCCTCTTGTTTTGTCTTCAGAGATCATACAAGAAAAAAATAAGCTCACGGATGGTGGAGTTTTTATTGTCCTGCTTGACATTGATGTCCCTGGACTTGATGACCACATCAGAGTAACAAGTGACAGTGTTGAAACCGTATGGAATGGTGATACTTATGTGCCATTTCCTTTTGAATTAGATGAAATTTCAGACACATCAAAAGGTGAAGTGCCACAGGTTCAGTTAAGAATATCCAATGTTACAAGGGCGATAGAAGCATATATCCAGCAGTATGATGAATACTGCAAAGAAAATGGATATTTGCCAATTACTGTTTATATCTATGTTGTCCACAGTGAACATCTTGACGAAGAAGACCCGATTGTTGAGCATGTCTTTGAATTAAAGCAGCCTCAAACAACTTCTATGTGGGCTACTTTTACATTAAGTGCAACAAATTTATTTATGAAGCGTTTTCCTTTATACAGGATGCTTAAAAACAGGTGCAGATACAAAACATTTAAGGGAACACTGTGCGGTTATTCTGGTTCTGAAACTACCTGTGACAGAACACTTGCAAGATGCAAAGAATTAGGAAACTCCCGTAGATTTGGTGGTTTTCCAGGGCTTGGGAGAGCACCTCTCTATGTTTAGTATCAGGGACTTCATAGGCTGTCCTTTCAAAGATGGTGCAAGAGGAGAAGAAATAGACCCTGTCACAAAAAAACCATTCTTCGATTGCTATGGTCTGTTTCTGGCTATATACAAGTATATTTACGGGATAGAGTTACCTGATGTTATCGTTTCCTGTTTCGATGTGGAAAACATCAACAGGCTTTACAATATCAGAAAGAATGAATGGATAAAAATTGAAACACCTAAAGAGCCATGTGCGGTAGCCATTCATTTTGATATGCAGAATAGAAGGTTGGTTAATCATTTCGGAGTATATATCGGTAATGGCAGATTTATTCATACAACAGATAAAACAGGCAGTATCATAAGCAGCATTTTCGACAAATTCTATTCAAGACATATAGAGGGATTTTATAGATATGGAAAATAAAATCACCATAACATATATAAGAAACCCTTTTAAGCCCATTGAATCTCAAGAAGTGAAGCAGATAGAGGCATTACAGCCTTTATCAATGCGTGAAATAGTAAGACACTATTATCCTGCTCCTCTGGATACAGGCTTTGATGTTGCTGTATCTGTAAATGGAAGGATTTTAGAAAAACATGAAATAAATAATATAAATATTAATCCTGGTGATTACGTAGCATTTTGCACTGTGCCACATGGTGGGGGTGGTGGGAACAAAGATATAGCTCGTGCAGTTGCTATGTTAGCTATAATTGTTGTTACAGCGGTGACTCAACAATATTGGCTTCCTGCTCTAATAGATTTAGGTCTTTCAGCAGAAGTAGCTACTGTTGTTGGTTTTGCCATAGCAACTACTGCTGGTGGCATAATTGTAAATACATTATTACCGCCACAATTACCAGATGTTGACGGGTTTGAATATGGTAGCTTTTCTAATTCACAGACCTACGGTTGGGAACCGTCAGAAAATCTCTATAAAGAAAATGTTGCCCTGCCTATTCTATATGGCACACACAAAATAACCCCTCCCTGTATTGGGCGTTATGTCTCAACAAGCGGGGATAAACAATATCTTAATTTATTATATGCAGTAGCTGGTCATGCGATAAACGAAATAACAGATATTGAAATAAATGATACCCCTATCGAGTATTTTACAAATGTAGAAACTGAAATAAGATATGGAAGCACAACACAGAATGAAATTTCTTATTTTCACGATACTTTTTCTGATACTGGGATAGGTGTTTTATTGTCCACAAGCTGGACAACAAGACAAACTCAAGGCAATTCTGTCAATGCAATAGGAATAGGAATATCACTGCCTCAAGGTCTTTTTTATGCAAATGATGCTGGTGGTTTAACCGAACAATCAGTAACTTTTCAGATTGATTATAGAAAAGTTGGAAATCTGTCATGGACTACTCATGGAACTTTTACAATTACAGAGGCTACAAATAGTGCAATAAGAAGATATTATCTTATAGAAAATCTTGAATCTGGACAATATGAAGTGAGAGTTAAACTCACTTCTGAATTGCCAACTGGAGCAAGATTTAGAAATGCAACATACTGGGAATATATGCAGGAGATTGTAGCTGATAATTTTACATATCCAGGTGTTTCCTTGCTTGGTCTAAAAATCCTTGCTACAGACCAATTATCGGGCTCAACTCCAAGAGTAACCTGCATTGCAAAAAGAAACTATGTATCAGTCTGGACAGGCTCAAGCTACGAAGGCAAACCAGCCACAAACCCAGCATGGGTCTGTTATGACATACTCCACAATGAAGATTGCGGTGACATTCCTTACTCAAGAATAATTTATGAAAAATTTGCAGAATGGGCATCATTCTGCACAGAAAAAGGATATACCTGTAATATCTACTTTGATGTCATAATGAGCATCAGAAAAGCCCTTGATACTATTTCACAATTAGGGCGTGGGTCTGTAATACAAGCTGGTAGTAAATTTTCCTGCATATTCGATAGTGAAGATGTTCCTGTCCAGAGGTTTATGTTTACGATGGGGAACATCATAAAAGATTCCTTCCAAGAAACATGGCTATCCACAGACGAAAGAGCAAATGTCATTGAGGTTTCTTATTATGATGCTGAATTGGACTATACAAAACAGACTGTAACAATAGAGCAAGATGATTTTGATAGTCAGACAGAAATAAGAACAAATCAGATAGACCTCATTGGTTGCACAGATAGAGACACGGCAATCAAGCATGGCAAATATCTTATGAATTGCAACAGGTATCTTACAAATACCGTATCTTTTGATGCTGATGTAGATGCAATAGCTTGTTTGCCAGGAGATGTCATTGAAGTAGCTCATGATGTGCCTCAATGGGGTTATTCTGGCAGAATTGTATCTGCAACATCAAACACTGTAACTCTTGATAGAGAAGTCACTTTATCGCCAGGCACAACCTATGCAATCACTATTCAGCATTATGAAACAGATGAAAGAGAAACAAAATATATAGAATCCGTAGAGGAAGAAACAACAACAGACGCTTTAACTTTAACATCAAGCTGGACCACTACCCCATCTAAATTTGCTCTATACTCCTTTGGTCAAGTTAATATGGAAACAAAATTATTCAGGGTAATATCTATCACAAGAGCAAATGACATGAGGCGTAAAATTACTGCTCTTGAATATTATCCTGATGTTTACGATGATGAAGTAGAAATACCTGAATTTACAAATATCTCTGATTTAGACCCTGTTATTGGATTTTCAGCAACAGAAAACCTGAAGTTCGGGGCAGATGGAACAGTCAAAAACATCGTAAGCCTTACTTGGCGTGGAACTGCTATTAAATGGTATGTATATATATCAAGCACATCCGACACAGGTCCCTGGACTCTATTAGGCATTGCTTATAATCCTTTTTATGAAGTAGAGAATCTAATTCCTGGTAAGACTTATTATTTTACAGTAAACAATAAACCCAACCCCTATGAATATACCCCTGTTGCCATTGAGTATACAGGGCAAGCATATACGCCAACAGCACCATCAAATTTATCTGCATCTTTGAGCGGGCAATTTATTGTTTTAGATTGGACTGCAAATGAAGATGTGGTAACCGCAGGATATAATATTTATCTTAACAATGAATTACTTGCCTATAATTATACTTCTAATAAATATATCTATAAGGCTAATCTTACAGCAGGCACATATGATTTTAAAGTAACTGCTTTAAATAGCAATCTTGAGGAGAGTGATTATTCAGAAACTGCTTCTGTAAATATATCTGTTCCAGCAACACCATCA